GTAAACGCAAAAAGATATTACTTGGAAACATTAAGAACAATAGACCGTTTGAATATCACATGATGAAGCTTGCTTTAAAGATACGAGAGGCCACTCTAAGAATGTCACAAGCACTACAAAAAGTATATACGGAAGCAAGGAACAGTCATGGCTGACAATGTACTAGACCCAGAACGCGCAATGTTTCGTGATGCAGAGAAGAAGAAACTAATTGCCACACGCGCATCGGAAATAATTAGAGATGCATTCATTAAGGAATACACAAGGGAATTTAAGAAGCCACCAGACTTAACTAACCCGATGATGAATATGTTCTTTAACTGCTGGATATCAGCGCAAGGTAAACGAGATTGGTTAACACCAGAAGAAAAACAAGAGCAGAAGCGTAAACAAATTACGAACGAGAAACGCAAGAGAACAGCATGGCAGAACAGAGATAAGCAAAGGGGATTGAGATGAATTGTGAAAGTACATTTGTTGTTGTGTTTGTAGTAGCAGCAATTGCTATTGCGTTTTTTATTATCGGGGATTTAATTTTTTCTTACTTTAAAGGTGGCTGCAATCACAAATGGGATGATTGGGGCGAAGTAATAAATGAGAAGCAGTACAGACAATGCAGTAAGTGCATGATGGTTGAGAGGAGATATTTATGAAAGCATTCCCAACAACAAACTGGAAGAGTACACCTCCATTAGGGACTGGATACGATGAGGGTATGGACTTACGTGATTACTTTGCCGCTAAAGCTATGCAACGTTTGGTAGATTTAGTAACGCACCCGAAAGATGTTGCTAGGAACGCGTACATAATCGCAGACGCAATGATGAAAGAGAGAACCAATGAAACTAACTAACCACTTTAACTTGCCAGAGACATTCATCAATGTCATCAAGCGTCCTCAGTACTCACGAGGCAAGGCACAGATCAGTGTGACAGAGATACTGAACTCACCACGCATTGTGCAGCTACGCCAGAAGCACATGGATGAGATTACCGAAGATGCAGCCGACATGGTGTGGAGTTTGTTTGGTTCAGCAGTACACAACATTCTTCAACATGGTAAAGGTGACAATCACATTGTAGAAGAACGCCTGCACATAGACTTTAATGGCTGGCATATCTCTGGTGCGATTGACCTGCAAGAACTAAATCCTAGTGGTGTTGGTATCCGCGACTATAAAGTTACCAGTGCATGGGCTGTACAGCAGGATAAGAAGGAATGGGTAGAGCAGTTAAACCTGTACGCATGGTTAGTAGAGAAGGTGAAGTTTACTAAAGTAACTGACCTACAGATTGTTGGTATCGTGCGTGACTGGTCTCGTCGTGAGGCAGTTAATAAACCTACCTATCCGCAGGCACCAATAGCTGTTCTTGATATCCCACTGTGGCCGATGGAAGAGCGTGAGAAGTTTGTAGAAGAGCGCCTATCAAAACATAACGAAGCAGTATTTGCTTTGGGCATGGGAGATAAGTTGGAAGACTGTACGCCAGAAGAAATGTGGGAGAAGCCAACTGTATATGCCATTAGAAAGATTGGTGGTGTGCGCGCCAAGTCTTTACATGGCAGTAAAGAGAAGGCAGATGAAGAGCTGGCGCAGTTGAACGCAAAGAAGAAAGACTATGAGATTGAAGTAAGAGAAGGTGGCCGTACACGTTGCGAAGGATTCTGTCAGGTATCCCAGTACTGTGATCAGTATCAGCAATACCTAAAAGATAGAGGTATTGAAGTAGTAGAAAACATAACTCCAATAGATGAGGGAAAATAAATGAAAGCAATATACTCAGCACTAGTCAAAGCGCAGAAGGGTTTCGGACCCGCACTGAAGTCTAGTACCAATCCACACTTCCGCAGCAAGTACGCGGATCTGTCAGCCTGTATTGAGGCAGTTGTAGATTCTCTGAATGAGAATGGAATCATGCTGATGCAGGTAACGCACGAGGCAGAGAATGGTGTGATGATAGAGACGTTGTTTCTCCACGAGTCCGGAGAGCAAATGTCAGCAGGTAAACTGTTCATGCCTGCTACCAAGTTTGACGCCCAAGGCTTCGGTAGTGCTTTGAGTTACGCTCGGCGCTACTCGATTATGGCTGCCTGTGGTATCGCCCCAGAGGATGACGACGCTAACAGTGCGGTTAAATCTGCTCCACCTCCACTGCCAAAGCCAACGCCTAAACCCACACCAGTTGCGCCAGTTGTGGCCACACCTAAACCTGTAGAGCCACAGCCTACAGAACAGTTAGCCCCACCTAAGATGCAGGGGAAGGCAGACCAATGGCAGTTAAAGATATCCACAGACCCCGGCACTAACTTCGCACAGTGGGCTGATGCAGTCAAAGATGCCACCGTGTTTATGTTGGAGATGGCGCAGACCAAAGACGATACGATGAACATCTTCCGAACTAATCGAAACATCTACGATAAGTTGCAGGCCGACGATCTTGTTTCATACGAAGCACTAACTAATATTTTCAAAACCTACAAGGAGAAACTGTAATGAATAAGTACCCAAACAGTGGAATTATTTCCGAAGCTAAAACCCGTATCCACCCTAACTCGCCCGACATGAATGGCGATCTAACCATAGACAAGTCACTCCTCCTCCAGATGATGGAAGAACAAGAAGGCGACGAGGTAAAGATCAGATTATCAGGATGGCGCAAGGAAGGTAACTACGGTTCCTTTATCTCTATCAAGGTAAACACATACAAGAAACCTGATGTTGCAGTGCAGCAGCATCTGGCAACGTTGCCAGATAACAAGCCTGTAAACGATAGTGATATCCCCTTCTGATCATGGAGACTTCCGCATTTGAAGCCGTCAAGGTAGCGATGAAGCAGGATAAGAGCGGCTATGTTCTAACCCTGTGCATCCACCCTGACGAAGTGCCAGAGGAAATCTTGCGTGACTTTGTGGGCGCTCGTTATCAGGTGGTGGTAGTACGCCTGACAGAAGATGAGCAGCCCATGAACCGCGAGCAGGAGCTTGGCAGGGACTCCATTAGAGTGGCTGGTATGTTGTGCCGAGACCAAGAGTTCTGGCGCTTCCTGAAAGAGGCAGGACAAATCTTTGACGCAGACGAAGAGTCGGCTATCGAGTGGCTCAAGTATGAACTAGGCGTGCCATCCCGTAGCGACATACCTAAAAGCCAAGTGGCAATTACAAAACTAAACGGAATCAAACAGGAGTTTACTTTATGGAAACAGGCAAACGCTTAATCCCGTACTCGGTACATTTATCGGAAGATGTGTACCTTGCCTTGAAGTCGCACGCGCAAGATCGTAAAGCTTCATCGATGGTACGTGATGCCATTACTATGCTACTAGAAGGTGGCAAGCCATTTGATAGTGGGTACAACCAAGCTATCCGCGATGTGGTTAATCTAGTTCGTAAGAATCAAGTAGCTAACGCCATATCTTGGGACGGTGTAAAGATTTCTGATGAACTAGTGGGAGAAATAAAAGAATTAACAAAATAGTAGGAGGTTGAGTGATGCTTAGAGACGGTAAGTTTATTAAAGAAGATCCGCCTAAGATTGGTTGCAATTACATCCCGCCATACGAGCGTGAGTATAGCGACGAGGAACAAGCTATGCAGGAGATCAATCTTGGCGGTAAACCAATGATGGACTTTAAAGAATCGGACGTTATATTTTGGATACTTATGATTTACTCAGGGCTTGCTTTGATTTATGCAATATTTAAACGATGACCAAAGAACTAGTAAAGATAGCAAAGAAAGCTGCGAAGGAACAAGACCTTGTATATGCCCCAGATATACAGGCCTTGATCTGGATGCAGCGATTCGCTGAGATAGTAACCATAACTGAACGTGAGCGGTGCGCTAGGATGGCAGAGGAGTGGGAGCTGCCTGAACTAGCCGCCGCCATAAGGGAGAAATCATGATCCTAGCAAAAGAAATTGAAGGCGAGCTATGGATAAAAGCCGCAGACTATCAAAGACAAAAGAAAGAATGGGTAGGTCTGACGGATGAGGATGTTGATTATTTTGTAGACGCTATATATAAAGGTTTTGATATGAAGCCAAGAAATGAAGTGGAGATTGCATACTTTGAACGACTAATAAAATTTGTTGGAGCAAAGTTAGAGGATAAAAACACATGACTGACAAAGAACTATCAGACTTTATAGAACATGGCGAAAATGGATTCCAAGAATTCGCAATTGCGTTTGGATATGCTTGGGCAAGTATGGCAATTCAGATTGCTAAAGAACTACGCACAAGACAAAGAGAATCAAGAATAGACAAAATGATTAATCAACAAAAGAAAGAATGGGCAGGGCTGACGGATAAGGAAGTTGTAATGCTTGCCTACCAATCTCAAGAAAATGAATGTACTGCAATTAGATTGGCAGAAGCAAAGCTAAAGGAGAAAAACACATGATTGAGCATGAGCCATCAGTAACATTTAGCAATCCGCCAAACCCGAATGTAAGAATAAGATTTGGACAAGACTCCAATATGAACATACAGTTTTACACAAATAGAATGCCGAACAAATTACAACGTTGGATGCTGCGTAAAGTTTTTGGTATTTGGATGGAGTTGATATGACTGACAGAGAACTATTACAGCAAGCGTTAGATGCGTTGGAATCATGGCAAAAAACTTGTCTTGATTGTGGAAGATCAAGCGAAGAATTAGGAATGGCAACAAAGCCATTGCAAGCAATACGCACAAGACTAGCGCAACCTAAAAAAGAATGGGTAGGGCTGACGGATGAGGAAATACGCAACGAAGCTAAAAATCATGTATTTGATGAATCGTTTTTCAGTGGCGCAGTATGGGCAAGAGGGCAAATAATGGGGAAGAACAATGAATGAGAACAAGCCAGAAGTCAGGTCTGATTTAGACCAAATATATTCGGCGGTGATGCTAGACAGTGAAGCGTTAGAAGATGCCAAGATGACTTTGGAAGTCATCAAAAAAACTGACCCCAACGTTTACGATGAAATGATTAACGACACGCTTTCTTTAATTCGTAGGGCGCTTAGTAATTCTATTCTTGGCGCTGTTGACAGGCTTGTAGACCAAGAAAGACCAGTAGCGTGGTGCATAGTTGAAAACGGTAGGGTACATGGGCTTGTAAAGTCAAAGCCAGCGGTAATGAACGCAGAAAAATGGCAACCACTCTACACAGCACCACAAAAGAAAGAATGGGTAGGGCTGACGGATGAAGAACGAGAAGAAATTGCGCTTGAATTACCAATAGATGCAGTGCGTATAACTGAGGCAAAGCTAAAGGAGAAGAACAGTGAGTGATAAAAGATTCTGCACCGCCTGTCAGTGCGACAAGCCCGTGGAGGGTGGATACTTAAAGACTACTAATAAGATAGTACGCTGGGTATGTAAGTCCTGTCATACTCGCATGTCCGAAAGTCCATATGCCCGAAAGAAAACCAATGAGATGCGTAACCTGCGATTCACCCACCAACATTATTGATAGCCGTAAATACCATGATCCGAATA